TCATAAGGAGTTTTTAAATGAATTTTCAAAGGATGAGAATACCATATTAGACCAAAAATTTGAAATATCCGAGTTAAATAAAAAACTTCAGGAAAATACAAATCATTTAACCATTGAAGAAAAATTGGAAATAAATGATCGTATAACTGAATTAAAGGAAAATATCAAAGAAACAAAACATAAAAAAAAGGATTATTTACTGGACAATTCAAAATACATATTTGAATATTTTGAAAATAAAAAGAATATTTCAACGGGTGTAAAAAAAGAAACGTTTACAAATAAATCAAAACTTGTAAATAATTTTTTTAAAATTAAGGATGATTTTGATAATGAAGTTAGTTTAATTCAAAAGGATAATAATAATATTGTATTAAAATATTTGAGTAATGTGAGTGATGATTTTTTAGATATTAATAATTTTGTATATCAAACCGATATATGCCAGGTTTGTCATAAAGGAGAATTAATACCACTTGAAGAAGATGGAATAATGATTTGTAATATGTGTTCAAGGAGCGTCCCTTATCTTATTGAGAATGAAAAACCATCTTACAAAGAACCTCCGAAAGAAGTATGTTTTTATGCTTATAAACGTATTAATCATTTTAAAGAAATTTTGGCACAATTTCAAGGTAAAGAAACAACACAAATTCCTCCTGATGTTATTGAAAATATTAAGTTGCAAATTAAGAAAGAGAGAATTTCTATAGTTCAGATTACCAATACAAAGACAAAAGAGATTCTTAAGAAATTAGGATATAATAAGTATTACGAACATATACCTTTTATTAAAGATAAATTAGGAATTAAACCACCAATTATGTCACAAGAGCTTGAAGAAACTCTTTGTAATTTATTTATTGAGTTACAAGCACCTTATTCTAAATTTTGTCCGGACGATCGTGTTAATTTTTTGAATTATTATTATACTGCATATAAGCTATGCGAGCTTTTAGGTGAAAATCAATATTTGGAACATTTTCCAATGTTAAAAGACCCCGAAAAGCGTATGGAACAAGATGTAATATGGAAAAAAATTTGTATTGAATTAAATTGGGAATTTATACCGACTGTTTAGATTATATACTAACTTACTTATTGTTGTATAATTTTCATACAATAAAACATTATAGTATGAAAAAATTACGATTTATATGGGAATAGTTTTAACATATTAGTATTATATATAGAATAATTTGGGTCATAACTATTTGCACCAACTCCTCTACCGAAGCACATTCCTCCCTTTAGTGTTAGATTGCGTTTACTATTTCGGCGAGTTGTTCTTCTTTTTCTTGTATTGTTTTTTCTAGAAATCCTTCTACGTCCTTTTCCACCAAATTCATCAAATAATGATCTATCTTCACTAGTCGTATAACCAGAATCACTATTTCTACTTAATTCATTTAAATTCATTGTTCCTTGAGAATTAAATGAATCGTCCATAATATCTATATCATGAATATCGTCGGCTGCATGAGGAATATCTGATAATTGATTAGCTGAGCCATCAAAAATATGTTCATTTAATAATTCAACCATAACTTGTTCGGTCATATAATCCGGGTCTATTTGAGACCCCTGGTTCATAATCATATTCACCTTTTGCATAATTTCATTCAAAGATACCCCTAAATCTTGAAGGCTGTCAATTTGATGGGTTGAAAATCCTTGTCGTCTTAATTGTTGAATATCACCTTGAGACAAAGCACCGCCCTTCATATTGCGTCTTTTATGTCTTTTATCTCTAGTATGTCTTTTCGCCATAATATATTATTATTAGATTTTAAATATATTTGTCTAAAAGTTCGCCTGATTTATTGAAAATATAACTTTTATATTCATAACAACTATGTATGTGTTGTTTTATTTTTATTTTCATAAAAGCATAATTTTTATATTTTTATAAAATCAATTAAATCACCTTACCATTATGGTTTAAAATCCCCCAGGAAAACGAACTAAATTCAAACCAATACCTAACCCCGAACCAGAACGTGCGCTGGCGCCCATAGATGGTACGTAAGTGTCAAGAATACTAAATGTAGCAGCAGCAGTCAAAGCAATCAAAACAATTTCCTCAATATTCAAAGAACGTTTAGGAATAGCATAAGCAGCAATAGCAACCATTAAACCTTCAACAAGATACTTGATAATTCTCTTAACAAGTTCACCAACATTGATTAAACCGTCCATTATATTAATTGTCAAGAAAAAATAATTTATGCGCTAAATAACTTAAAAATAAATAAATGAATTAATTAAAATGGATCGTTCTAAAAGTAAGCAATCTAAGAAAACTGGTTTTGAGAGGAAAATGAATAATGGTAATATAAATCCAAAATATGTTGATTTATTGGAAGAGGATAAGCCAATCGCTGGACAAAAATTTGTTTGTATGTCTTTTGTTTCTCCCGAAAAAATCCTTAAGGAAAAAGAAATTTATTATTTTGAGGAATTCCTAAAGAATTGGGAATTTAATAAATCTATGGAAAAATTTCTACAATTTATTAATTTTGTTTCATACAAATACAATTTGTCATTTGAAGATTTGAACAAAGATTTTAAGGATTTTGTCCAAGAAGAAAAGAATAATCTATCTAAATCCAATCTATCCGATGACTATAAAACTTATCTTGACAACCATGAAGAGGAATTACAGAAGAAATTTGATGTTGAACATAATTTCCAAACAAGCACAAGAGGTTTAAAGGTGAGAGGTGTTTATCCCACTGAACAAGAAGCTGAGTTAAGATGTAAGATGTTAAGAGAGATAGACCCTCACCATGATATTATGGTTGGTCCAGTTGGATTATGGATGCCGTGGGACCCGGAGGCTTATAAGACTGGTCGTGTTGAATATATGGAAGAAGAGCTTAATCAGTTGATGCATGAGAAACAAAAGAATGAGGCGAATGCAAAGTCTGCTTTTGAACAACGTGTGAAGGAAACTAAACAACAAGCAATTGAGGAGAATATTAAGAAGGCTGAAAAGTCAGGAAACACTTTATCGCAAACAATTGATGAAAATGGTAACTTAATTGGCGTAAATAATGCAAGTACTCAAGAAATTTCTCTAGGTGAGCAAGAAAATATCTCAACAGCTGATATTTGCAAGGAATTATTCGAGGGTGAAAACATTGTTGTAGGAAAGAGTGATTACGGACAAAGTCAATTGAAATCAGGTCCTTTTGCAAATAATAAATAAGATATATTATTAGTTAGTTATTTAATAATATAACAGTAATAAAAATTACACTCCATAATCATCAAAACGTAATGTATTATCGCTAAAGCTTGCTCGTTGTTTACCTATTCTTGTTTTAAAACAATACCATAAATCTTGTTTTTGATAATCTTTCCAAACTATATCATTAGCATATAACCAATGTTGTCTTGTTGATATTAATAAAGGCAAACACCATTCATATAAGTGTATTAATTTATCATAATAGTTACAATTAACTATATATCCAGATGCTGTCTGTGCAAATAATACTCTATTGATATTTCCTTCTTCTATATGCAAATATTCATGTAAATTATATGATAACATACATACATTAAAATCAATATTAGCCTCAAAAAATGTTTTTAAATTATCTTCAAATACATCTTTTGTAACAATGAATTCAAAATCATCTTCAAGGATTAAAATGTTTTTATAATTTCTCTCTTTTGCTAATTTTAAAATTGATAAATGTGATAACCCGCAACCATAAATTCCACAATCAGGAGTTGGAATTGCTTCAAATCTTTCATAATCTAAATTAAAATTATTCAGTTCATGTTCAATTTGTTCTCGTCTATCAGTTCTTTTACTTAGATTAATATAAATAATTTTATCAATATAATTTGACATGTATATTACAATAATATTATAATGTTTATATTATAATATTTGTATAATATTATATAAATATTATATCATAAATCTATTAAATTATATAATTATCTAATCCATAACTAATTTCATTTAAACATCTTATAACTTTATTATGGTCTTCTTTAAAACAACTTCCAATAATGCTTTCATTTCCTTCTTGAATTATTAACCATGGAAAATAACAATATGAATGATTGTATAATTGAAGTCTTGATGTCATCCAATCAGAAGAATAATAATAATTATTGAATAAATTTAAAATATTTTTTACTCCTCTCAAAGAAATAATATAACCTCCCGTTAAATATTGTTCTTTGCACAAATTCCATTTATCTATTGGATAACTTGGTTCAGATGAATTTAATAATATTAAATCCCAATTAGGGTCTGTAATATCCTTAAAAAAATTATCTAATTTATATCTCCAATCTTTATCAAAACATGCATCATCTTCTAATATTAATGCATATGGTAATTCATTATAATATATATGTTTCCATAAATTTACATGTGACTGAGCACATCCTATCTGTCCATTATTTAAGTTATTGTTAAAAGTGTCAATAATATCATCTGTACCACCAATTGAAGCAGGAATTCTATTAACATCAAGACCTATAATTTGGAATTTTTTTTCCATTTTTAACCAGCGTTCATTATTATTTAATAGAGATATACAAAAGCAGTTTGATTTATTAAAAATAAAATTACTCATGTTTGTGATTATTATTTATTATTTAAATAATAATCATATTATTATATTATTATATAAAATAATAAAACAATATAAAATAATATTATATAATATTATATATGATGTATAGCTACACCATGAATTTACTTATCATGTTCTTAAAATTATCACTACTCGTTGGGTTTGTTACAGCAAATAATTTTGACCCAACTAATTCTTTTGAAAAATTCATATCCCATTATGGAGTAAAAATTGAACCCGTACACTATCAATTTAGAAAAGCATTATATACACAAGAGCAAAGAAGAATTTTAGCACATAACAATGCTAATAAAGGTTGGAATGAAACAATGAACCCAATGACAATCCTAACTGCGGATGAAAGAAAACAATTCTATGGATATTCAAAAGGTGTTAAACAATATCATAGTCCTATTAAACAAATAAAAAATATGATTTCAAATACAATTGATTTAAATCTATTACCAAAGCGTGTTGATTGGAGAACTAAAGGAGTTGTTACAGCTGTAAAATCACAGGGCGGATGCGGTAGTTGCTGGGCTTTTGCTTCCACAGCAGTAATTGAGTCACATGTTGCTATAAATACAAATAAATTATATGATTTATCTCCACAACAAATTGCTACTTGTAGTCCTAATCCATTAGAATGTGGCGGTAAAGGAAATTGTCAAGGAGCAACAGCAGAATTGGCGTTTGATTATGTTGCTAATTCGGAAGGATTATATGATGTATTCCAAGTTCCATATACTGAATATTACGGAATTGAAACCACATGTGCTTTACCATCGGATGCGCCTAGAGCTACAATTTCAGGATACGTTAAATTGGAAGAAAACAATTATGAACAATTGATGCATGCTGTAGCTACTGTTGGTCCAATTGCTGTTTCAGTGGATGCGAGCTCATGGCATTCTTATTCTTCAGGAATTTTTAATGGTTGTAACCAAACCAATCCTGATATTAATCATGCCGTAGTTCTTGTAGGATATGGTACAGATTATTCGTCAGGTCAAGATTATTGGTTAGTAAGAAATTCTTGGTCTGCTTCATGGGGAGAATCGGGTTATATCAGATTATTGCGCCAAAAAAGAAGTACTAATTCAAATGGTGATGATGATACGTGTGGAATGGATACAACTCCTCAAGATGGAACTGCTTGTGCTGGAGATAACCAACCCGTTAAAGTATGCGGAACTTGTGGAATTTTATATGATTCATCCTATCCTACTGGTGCAAATACAGTATAATTTATTGAATAACACTATAATAATTTATTCATCATTATAGTCTTATATGTTTTTAATATTTTTACCAATTAGTAGTTTTTTTCACATTAATTCTTGGTCCAGCACCTCGTTTTTTATTCTTAGCAGGATCATATTGTTCTTCTTGGTCTTCATCTGGTAAACCCTTTGATAATTCCCAGAATTCTTTTGAACCTAATCTGAAATCATTATGATTATCTGCCTTATAATAAAATACTTGATCGTTCAACTTATTAGATTTGGAGTTATTATTAATAACAAGACATTCATAATTTTCAGTACATTGATCCATTACCTGACAAAATGCTTCAAATGTTGGAAACATACCAGCATAATTCTCATAAATACGCTTTCTATTCGCAATATAATTCTCTCGAAGAATAAAAACGTAATCTATATTAGTTCTCAATGTTGGAGGAATACCTAACGGATATTGCATTGTGATGACTAACATTACTTTCCAGTGTCTCAATAATACCGTTTTCATTTAGACATTTCCGTCTAAAATCATAAAACCTATACTTTTTAAATGGGTATAGCATTCTCTCGAATGGGGTTAGACTATATCTTAAGATATCATCGAAACTGGTTAGGCTTCTCAATCCCACGGGCGTTTAGTCGTTGAACAATCATCATATCCTTACCATAACGGAGTTAGATGACTTGCTGCGGGTTGTCTCTATTTTATACCTTTTTACTGTACCTTATGTGATTAGCATAAGCCACTATTATATTTCTACAATAGTTTAGTAGTATAAACCTTCAAAGAACTTATAAGTTCTTAATCAAGATTTTTCCGCAATTTGGACGTGTCGCATATTGCCTTAACAATATACTAGCCATTCTTTTGAAATGACTTTGGCAAACATTTTACCATTCATAAAAAGTAATCGCATTAATTTATCACGAGACCATGTATTGTCATACAAACAATCATCTAATATAACAAATGCTCTAGGGTCAATTGTCGAACGTTTATATGTTTCCATCTCTTTTTTAACTTGTTTTAATACAGTTCTCTGACGCTTTAAGATGTTCTCAATAATTGCTGAGTTATACTCATTATGAATAAACAACCGCGGCACCATTTTGCCATAAAAACCGTTGCCTTCTTCTGTTCCTGATATAACGGTTCCGATTGGAATATCTTGTTGATACCATAATAGGTCTCTCACTAAAAATGACTTTCCGGTATCACGCTTACCGATTAAAACTACGACAGGACCTTTATTTTCATTTGGTTTAAATTGGATACTTTTCATATCAAATTTTCTTAGTTCTAAAGTCATTATATATTAATTAAAAAAGAATTTTAAATAAGATTTTAACGCTAAATATTGTGAATAAAAGAACATTTTAGGATAGTTTAATTATTTAGTTAAATAATATATTTAACTAAATAATTAGTTAAAAATATGCTTAATTTATATTTTAATTCTCTAAAGATGTCCATGATTAATTATCAGAAAAGGAAAAACATTGAACTATTTAAGCATTTTGAGGAACCTACATCGCTTTTTCTCTCCAAAACACAGAATTATATACCTGTTTATTCCAGATTTTTTAGTTTAAATGATACAAATTATAACAGTATTAATCTGAATAATAAATGGTTTATTTCAAGTATTAATTCCGAAGGGAAGATAGAAAATAACGATAATCTTTTTATGTGCAGAATTAAAAATGTGGATAGTAATAAAGTAAAGGACAGAGAAGTATTTTTTAAAATGGCACCTTTATTAGACCCATATAAGTATATGATTGGTAAATATGATATAACAAATCCAAAACTATTTAATTTACCAAAATTAAATTCAACTGTGGAAGATTGTAATTCTAAATTTATTGATGTAAATAATGCGGCTTATGTTGATGGGTTGTTTTTATTTTTATCTAGTCAATTGAGACACACGTTTAAATTTGTTCATGGTGTAGATTATTATGGTTCTTTCTTGGCAATTAAAAATGATTTTAAAATTAATGTTTTTGATGACATTGATTATCTTAATAATTCTGATTTTTTTAATAAAAACAAGAATGTTCTATTTAAAATTGACGAATATGAACATTTATTTCAACAAGAACAAACCAAATTGAAACCATTAACAATAGGTAATAATATTAGTTTGAAATCAGTTGCATCTGTTAATAATGAAATTTTTGAGAATATATTTGAAGATGGTAACACAATTGATTTAAACGACCTTAAAGAGATGTCGATTGATTTGATTGATATGACAAATGCAAATATACAACTAGAGCATCAAGTAACTCTTAAAACTAATTCAACCTGTTCGTCAAGAACATCGCATACAAACGATGAAGATTTAGATAATTGTGAAAATTGTCACGAAGATTGTGAAGTATTTGATTCGGGTTCTGAAGATAAAAATAGTCATGTCAGTGGAGAAAAATCTAGAGATGTAGAAGAAAATTTTGAAGATGATGAAGATTGGGACGAAGAAGAGGAGCGAATTAATGTTGTAATTCCAAAATTTCCGATTCAACTTATTGGAATGGAATATTGCGAAAATACTTTTGACGACTTAATATTAAATAATGAATTAACAGAAGACGAATGGTTATCTGCATTTATGCAAATAATTATGATTCTTATTACATATCAAAAAGTGTTTAATTTTACCCACAATGATTTACATACAAATAATGTAATGTATAATGAAACAGATAAAAAATATTTGTATTATTGTTACAAGAAAAAATATTATAAGGTTCCAACATTTGGAAGAATATTTAAAATAATAGATTTTGGACGTAGTATTTTTAAATTTGACGGAAAAGTATTTTGCAGCGATAGTTTTCAAACTGGAGGCGATGCTGCTACTCAATATAACACTGAACCTTATTTTAATGAAAAGAAGCCAAGATTAGAACCAAATTATAGTTTTGATTTATGTAGATTAGCATGCTCTATTTTTGATTATGTTATTGATGATTTTGAAGAAATCAGGGATTTAAGCAAAATCAAAGACCCAATAAAACGTCTTATTTTTGAATGGTGTCTAGATGATAATGGTATAAATATGCTTTATAAAAATAATGGAGTAGAGAGATACCCTGATTTTAAATTGTATAAAATGATAGCAAGATGTGTTCATAATCACACACCTCAAGCTCAATTAGAACGTCAAGAATTCGATAAATTTTCGAAATTCCATAACGGAGACCTTGCTGAAAAAGATATTAAGAATATGGAAGAGGTTATGAATATAGACAAAATTCCATCACATATTTAACGGTGATATATCTAGGGTTATATTTTTTTGCAATGTGCAGAAAATAGTCATATTTTAATTTATTTATATATAAATATGGATAGCTTTGGTTTTATAATAATAAGACATGTTAACAGTGAAAAAACTAATATGTATTGGAATCATAATGTAAAATTATTAAGAACATTATATCCTTTTAGAAAAATCGTGATTATTGATGACAACAGTAACTATAATTACGTTAAATCTGAATTTGACTATAAAAATATAGAGATAATACAATCTGAATTTCATGGAAGAGGTGAACTGTTACCATATTATTATTATTTAAAGCATAAATTTTTTACAAATGCATTAATAATTCATGATAGTGTATTTCTACATAAAAAAATAAATTTCGAAAAATTAAATGGAATAAATGTTATACCATTATGGTTTTTTTATTCAGATACAGAAAATGTTGAAAATACGAAACGTATAGCATCTTATTTAAAAAATAGTATTGTTATTACTAATAAGATTACAAAGGAGTTAACTCTATTGGGTATGAAAACTAATGAATGGTTCGGTTGTTTTGGCGTTCAATCATATATAAATTTACAATTTCTGGAGAGAATCCAAGAAAAATATAATATAATAAATTTAATACATGCTGTAAAATGTAGAGCTGATAGGTGTTGTTTAGAGCGAATATTTGGTGTTATATTTTTTACAGAAAACCCTAGTGTAATTAAAATAAAATCAATGTTCGGTAACATTATGACATATCAACAATGGGGATATTCATTTGATGAATATATGATTGACTTAAAAAAAAGCACTATCCCGAAGAATGTTATTAAGGTATGGACTGGTCGTTAATTCAACCTTTTGCAACGTAAGTACCTTTTGATGAGCCAAAAAGCTATAAATTAACTCCTATATTTGTAAATTAAATTATATAATCTTTCTATTATATAATTTGATACCACATTTTCTCAAAGGTACTTGCGTTTCAAAAAGCTGGATTTAAAATGCAGGATTATCAGTAAAAACTGGTGTAACTGCTTTACTCGTCCCAGCTGTCATAACTGGATTTATTTGGTCGATTACAAAATGTGCTATTATTACACTAAAATAAACCAAAAGTGTATCCCTCATTAAAAGTTTTAATGGTTTGCTTTCCTTTTCAATATACCGCATTTCTAGAAATTTAATTACTAAAAATGTAATTGCTATTATTGCTGCGATTATAAATATACTAGTTGCCATGTATTATTTTATTTAAGAACAATCTTATTTTTAATTTTACGCAATTTATTCTAATAAATTTATTCTAAAACTTCAATTTCGTCTATTAATAAGTCCGGCAATAAATCCAATTTGGGTTCTTCGATATTATTAATATCTAAAGCATCTAAACTAAAATCTTGGTCGGAAATATTCAATTTAAGACTGTCATTATCATCTTCTGATTCTCTTTTTCGTTGTTCATTTCGCATTATACTTATTTCTTCTAATCTGTCAATATTTTTTGGTGCGGTAATTTGTGATACACCATTGTCTGTTTTAATATAGTCTATATCATTGAAACTTACACCACTACTTTTTTGATTTGTTTCTGATACTGGTTGTTGTGATACTTGCTCTATAATTGGTTCATGAGTAACCTCCTCTTTTACCTCTTCAATGACATCTTCTTCAACTGATTCATCCATATAAGCCTTCAAAATAGCCTCAACTGGAATACTTTCCCTCAATGTATTCAATATACATTCTTGAACAATTATTTCTAATTCTCTATAATTCTTTTGAATTTGTAATGGTTCGATTCCAACTTGAAATAGATAGACATTTTTGTATACTTTTCTAGCTACATTTATATAAACTTTATGTATAAAGTCGTCCAATTTTGGTATGTTAATATCAATCTTCTTTTGTTTTTGTCCAACTCGCATAGCTGTTAAAACTTTAAGCTGAATAATATGAACACATGTCACTAAATCTTCTAAATAATTGCAACCCGATTTTTCACAAATTCTTTTTCTCTCATTCTCCACTATTTGCTGATTCCACTTTGGAATTCGAGAGATTAAATTCTGAAATGTCATTAAATATTTATCCATTTCATTATTGTCTTTACATAATTTTATTGACTCTTCAAGAATTGATTTATATCCATCAATTATTAAAGGTGTCAATAGTGTAACCAGTCTAGCCCCCCATTCATTTTTAGATTCGTGAAGTGCGCTAACATTAAAGTCATCCATTTACATAAAACTTATATTTTCTAAAGACAATTCTGAACTTAAAAAAATGAAATTCAATATAAATAAAATCAATAATTTTTCGTTCCTAAATTCTCTCCTCACACGATTAAAACAAACCAATAATTCGTATCGTTTTTCAGTTGTAATTATATTTTCAAGAAATTTTGGATTCTCTAATAAAGTTATAATGTCTAAAGCACTATATCCTTTCTCATAAAATTTTGTACATAATATCATTAATTCATCTATTGTTATTTTCTTGTTAATTCTAATTAACTCTTTCGATAAAGCATTACATTTTTGAAGACTTATATCCTTCATTTTAAATACTTCATTCAAATTATATTTATATAAATTTATAGGTTGACCATTTACAACTGGTTCTGGTACATAAATTTCGCAAAATCGAGATATAATCGGTTTCATTAAACTGTATTTATCTTCGGCAACAATAAAAAAACGTGTATTATGGCTAAATAATTCTATACATCTACGCAGTGCTGATTGGGCATCCATTGTTAATTTGTCTGCGTTTAATAATATGATACTTTTAAAGTTATTTCCTCCATTACAGTTTATATGTGTTTTTGCAAAAAATTTCAATTCTTCTCTGATGAATTTAATCCCTTTACCATGTGAACAATTAACATACATAACAAACAATTTTATTTTCTCTCTATCATTATTATAAATTTTATGTATGAATTCATTAACAATTGAACGCTTTCCGCTTCCAGTTGGTCCGTGAAAGATGATATTGGGTATTTTATGAATCTCGTGAAAAAAATTTAATTTTTCTTTTATATTTTGATGAATATTTAATGACATATGGTTACTATATTTTACAACGTGTTTTTATATTTAAATATAACGTATTAATTAATTTACTTTATTAGAAGAAATATATGATATTGTTTTATATTTTACAAATTTGTCTATAAATAGTAAAAAATTATGGACAAATAACTTATGAATTAAATTATACGGCAGAAGTTAATGAATGTGTATAAGGATTTGATTTAAAAGCGCTTAAAATATTTCCATCTATTCGGTCACAACCAATACATTCATTATTATATTGCGGCACATGGATAGCCCCGTATGTTTGTACGCTTGGTGGAAGGGATGATATTTTTGAATAAGCCGGATTAACTCTTCCAGAAAATCTATCACAATCATCTTTACAATGAATATTCATTTGCTGATTGAATATCTGAATTCCTCCGGGATTTGGTCTATTCATTATTGTCTGTGATTTAATGTCATTATTATGTTGTCTATATGCGGCATCATAATTCATGTCACCGTAACCTGTTGCATATCCACCCGCTGCGGTATAATATTCACAACTTGTTGTGTCTCTTTGTGTTAAATCAGGAGATGTATAATTGTTGACATAAATACCGTCTTTTTGATTATTAATATTAAATGTAGGCGAGTAAAGGGTTGTTTCCTTGACGGTTGTTGGAGCAGTATTTTGAGGATTATAAACTGGACCTTTGGAAACTGAACCAGCGTCACCATAAATTCTTACATTGTTCATAGTTTCATCTTTTCTTGTGGGTCTTAAAATATCCATTAATGGAGCAACAACAGCACCAATTGCAGCACTAAATCCACTTCTCATTGTGTCAGGTTGTTTAACGGTTGAACGATGATTTTCATAATTTGTATGACTGCGTAAACATGATTCTTTATCTGTGTGGTCTCCTCTGCCAGCTGCTCTAGAATGATTAACTCCGCCTGCCAATACCTCATGACGTTTTGATGGTTCATAATTTTGTGGAGCTGTTGCTGCTTTTACATCTATTGCCCCTGCAGGACCCATATAGTCGATAGGAATATCATTTCGTCTAATGATACCAGTTTCTTGAATCGGTCTTAAAGTTTCCCCTTTAGATGCACCTGTAGTTGTTAACCAGCGGTCTTGACTATTAATGAAAAATGTATCTGGTCTTTGTTTTTCAACACGTCCTAACATCTGTGTCGTTGCAGCAGTTTTAATAAATGAATCTGCAGGACCTTCATGCCCTAATAATTCGTATTCCAATTTAGGATTTGTGTCAACTCTTAATTCGTCAACTGTTTTTGGCAACCATTTGTCTCTAGCTTCCATACCAGCATTGTAACCATTGGAACCATTAATACTATATCCTTTGTCTAAACCAGGACCCACCATTACACTGTCAAAAGGCTTGACATTATTATTTTTCATTCCAGGATTAACTCGTGATTGATAAAAATCACTTTGATTCGGCATACCATATGCCCATTGCATATTTTCTTCAGGTTTAAATAAAGGTGCTTGTTCAATTTTCTTTATGGTTTGAGAACCAGAGCCATTCATATTATCTAAAACGGTTTCAGCAATATTAATATCATATGCTCTACCTTTAACTTTACCACCATTAAAAGGAATCATATTGTTATGTTTAAACTGTTCGGAGTTTAAATAATTACCAGTTAAAGAAAATATATCTTGCGGGTTTTGACCAATTGCAACACCTTGTCTTTCTTTTTGTTGATATAAATTTTGATTAAAATATTTGTCAGTTGCTGTATTTGGGTTCGGGTAATTTTGAACAGTATCGACTAATTGATTTATGTTTGGTACAGGAAAATTTTGTGGAGGAATATTTGTATTTGGTAAATAATTACCATGAACTTCACTTTGTCTTGTGGCTAAATTTGTTCTGGTTCCCATATTTACAAAATTTTCTTGTGTAAGTTTTCTGATTTCCTTTTTAGTGCAATCTTCGTTTTTTTGATTTGATATTACATACATACCACCTAATGCTATTAATGGGACTGCTATTTCCATATTTATATATATAGAGTATTATATTTTAATTCATATATAATAATCTAAATCCACTTTTGAAAGGATACAAAAATACTTATTTTATATTTGTTAAATATTTTGCATGTAATCATATAATCAATTAACCTATATATAATCAATTAACCTATATGACTTCCTCTAATTAAATTATAACTACTAGGCAACATATTTTTATTCTCATCTAAAACACAATCCCGCTTTGGAGTGAAGTAATCTTTTTCTAAAATTCTTGTACTTAAATTATTTTGGAAAGGGATAGCGACATTTGCTTGTGGGTTTAAAGGAGGATATGACCAATCGGTTTGAGCTAAATCTCTATACCACCATGCAGGATTTGTAGCTCTTGATTGTTCAGTTGTTAATGCAGAACAAGTTGGATATTGTATAGCTTGATTTGGAACGTTATATTTTTGATATTCATCTTTTCCTAAACAATCTCTACTTAAATGTCTGTTGACACCTCTCAAGTCGCTTTCTAAATTAATAACATTTGTTCTTAAATTAGCTCCCCATTTTTGTGGAATAATTTGTGGGTCTTCCATATAACAAGGTTTATCGCCATTTCCTGGAACATTTAAAATCCATCTTCCGGGGTCAGTTGCTTGTTGCAATGATTTTTTTGTTCTACAGTCATCATATTTAAATCTTGTGAAGGCCATTTTATAATTATATAATATAATTAATTAAATTAATAATTTAAATACTTATTATTTTTTTATTATATGGAACTTGTTGAACATCCACCTACTCTGTGTTTAAATATGATTGTAAAAAATGAAAGTCGAATTATTAAAAGATTATTTGATTCGGTTATATCTATCATCGATTCTTATTGTATTTGTGATACTGGTTCAACAGATAATACTATTCAATTGATAGAAGATTATTTTAGAGATAAAGGTAAACCTGGAAAAATAGTCCAAGAACCGTTTAAAAATTTTTGCCATAATAGAAATTTTGCATTACAATCATGTGTTGGTCTCTCTGATTATGTATTATTACTTGATGCTGATATGTTGCTTGAAATAAATAATTTCGATAAGAAACTTTTAAATACCGCACAAAGTTTTTATATTCTTCAAGGTAACGATTCTTTTTATTATCAGAATTTAAGAATTATTAAAAATAATGGATTGTATAAATATGTCGGTGTCACACACGAATATATTGACACACCACAAACAAATACTGTAATTAATTTAAGTAAAAAAGAATTATTTATTCGTGATATAGGTGACGGAGGTTGTAAAAGTGACAAATTTGAGAGAGATATTAGATTGTTGTTAGATGGTATAAAAGATGAGCCACATAATTCAGCACGTTATTATTTTTATTTGGGGAATAGTTATCATGATTCAGGAAAATATGAAGAAGCCATTTCAGCATATAAAAAACGTATTGAATTTGGAGGATGGCAACAAGAAGTGTGGTATAGTTATTATAGAATCGGAAAATGTTATCAAAATTTAAATAAGTTTGCTGATGCCTTATATTATTGGTTAGAAGGTTATGATTTTTATCCTAATCGCCTAGAAGCAATATATGAAATAATTAAACATTATAGACTTAATTCGAAACACAAATTGTGTATGAAATTTTATAATATGGCCAAAGAAATACTTGATAAAAACGAAAATAGAGATGGTTATTTATTTTTACATAATGATGTGTATACCTATCAAATAGAATATGAATATACTATATTCTCTGCTTATTGTGGTGTAAAAAATATTGATAAACAAGTTGTAACAATATTTAATAATAGTGACGGAGGAGAAATTAATAATTTGTTATCCAATATGAAATTTTATAAACATATTTTACAAAAACAATCTCTATACACTCTCGATAATTCAATTGATTTAAATATTAATGGAGAAAATACTAATTTTTTATCTTCTTCCAGTTGTCTAATTAAATCTCCAAATATAGATGGTTATTTGTGTAACGTAAGATATGTTAATTATTTTATTGAACCGAATGGTAGTTATAAAAATTGCGATAAACACATAATATCAGTGAATCAATTTATCGAATTTGATAAAAATTTAAACGTTACTAAAGATAAATGGATGGATTTATCATATGACGGTAGATTATATATTGGTGTTGAGGACATAAAAATTTATCATGACAAAGATAGTTTATTATTTATTGGCACAGGTTATCATTCAAATAATAAAATAGGTATAGTTTCAGGATTATATGATGTAGAAAATAAAAAATTGGATGGAAATGAATTAAAACAACAGTTTAAAGATACTCAATGCGAAAAAAATTGGGTATTTGTCGAATACAATGACGAATTACATATTATTTACGAATGGTCTCCTTTAAAAATTTGTAAACTAGAAAATAATGTATTAAATGTAGTTGAAACGAAATCTATGCCGAAATTATTCTCTCGAGTAAGAGGTTCAACTTGCGGATATACTTATAATAAAAGGGTTGGAGAGAACAAAAATGGAAATATTGCTATTGATATTTTTGATACTGAAATATGGTTTATTAATCATATTGTCTCGTACGAAAACCCAAGACATTATTATCATATGATATCCGTATTTGATTCAAATATGAATTTACTACGTTATTCCGCACCATTCAAATTTGAAGGAGAATCAATTGAATATTCTTTGAGTATTGTAGTTGAAGATGAAAGAGTATTAATTAATTATAGTACTTGGGATAGAACAACACGAATAGGTATTTAT